GAGGCGATCGCGGTCACGCTCGACGAGGTTCTCGCGGCCGTGCTGCGCTACGCGGCCACGAAGCCGCCGGCACCGCTGCGTCCGCGGAAGTGGTTCGCGAACCGAGGGTACATGGACGCGGTCCGCTGGGCCCGAAACCAGGCTGCGGGGAAGCCGAAGGCTCCGGCCAGGCCGACCGAGCCGCTTCCGCCGGCGATCGATTGGGAGGCGGTGAACGCGCAGCTCGACGGGCTCGAGCAGGTGGAGCTCGAGGCGCTGCATCGGGCCGTGTGCGAGAGCGACCGCATCGGCTCGTGGCAGCGTGAGCGGTTCCGCCGGCAGGATCCGCGATCGAAGCAGTTCGGCCTTCTCCGCGTGGAGATGGCCGCGGAGCTGCGGCTCCGCCAGGATCGAACCGAAGGGAGCGCAGCAGCATGACGTACGAGGGAGGGCCGACGCCGATCGCCGGCGCGGTGCGGGAGATGGCGAGGCCGATCACGAATGCAGCGAGAAAGAAGCGAGCGCGATGGGTCGCGGAGGCAGTGGCTGCGCTCGAGTACGAGGTCAGTTTTCTGCGATACCAGGCCGCGGTCGCTCGCGTCTCGCTCGTGCCGCTCCCGGAGGACAAGCGGCCGATGAACCTGGCCGACCACGTCAAGCTGACCATCGAGGCGGCGCGGCGAGCAGACCGCCAGCGCATCCAGCTGCTCGAGCGAATCGTCGCGGAGAAGGGAGCGGCGGGCGATGCCTGACCCCACGCCGGCCGAGACGGACATTGTGGAGCCGCCAAGGTTCGACCTCGATTCGATTACCAGATTCGTGAACGATCGCGGCGACATGGACACGGAGGACGATCTGAAAGTCGGACTCGCCCTCGTTGGACTGCGAGACGAATGTGCGTGGTCACGCAAGGCTATTGCCGCCCTCCGCGCCGACCTCGCGCGGGTCGAGGCGGAGCGTGAGCGACGGTTCCCGATTCAGTCGGACCGCGGCGCAGCCCCACATCCGACTGCAATCCCGTGGACGATCGCGGAACTGGCGTACTCGGTCTACACAGGCCGGTTCGGGCGCGAACAAACGATCGACATGATCGCTTCTCGCGGCGGATTCTTTGCCACGGAGATGAATCTCCTGCTGCCCGACTGGCGCGAGCGATGCGACGCTCTTTCGCGCGTAACGGATCAGCTTGCCTCCGCCCTCGCCGACGCGCGGGTGCTGGCGGATGCGCTCAAGGAAAGTGGGTTCGGAGTCCGGTGGTCCACTGGCGACCGCGACACGAAGGCGGCCATCAATACCGCTCTCGCCCGCCACGCGAAGGGCGAGCGGATTGCTTGCCCCCGGTGCATGCCACCGGGAGATCCGTGCTGTCCATACTGCGACGGCACCTACGGGGTAACCAGCATTGCGAGAACCGCGCAGAAGGGGGCGCAATGAGCGACGAGAAGATCATCGGATACCTGCACGTGGGCGGGACACTGCCCGGATCGCACGAGGACGCGGCGGACACGAGGAACGTCGGCGAGGTTCGTCCGCCGTGGTGGGCCGCTCCGGGATTCAACACCGGATGGTCGGACTACATGGCCCGCGTCGTCGACCCGGCGATCGCGTGGGGCTGCAACGAGTTCCTGATTCAATGGCCTTTCGGCGTCAACCTGGACGGGACTTGCGCATGGGACGCGTTCCTGCAGTTGCGTGGCCGGAGCATGTACCTGGCCGCTGGCTGGTTCAGCGAATGGCGTGCGAAGATCGACGCGGGGATCGAGGTCACGGCATACCTGGGAAACCCTGCGCAATCGCCGGAGCTCGAGCGGGTCTACGGCCGCGGCGAATGGCGTCGCTGGCGTGACGGAGCGCTGAAGGCGATCGACCCGATCCTCGGCGTCGGCATGGGCCTGGGCGTCGACGCGGTCGTGAGTCTCGAGGAGTGGCATCCGACGTACCGGCTGCTCCGTGAGCTGCATTCCCAGGGCGTTCCGATCTACGTCGAGACTCGACCGGAGGCGGCACGTCCCAAGTGGAACACGTTCACCGGGACGATCTGCGATGATGCCTTTTGGCGCTCGCAGGGATCCGAGCCGTGGGCGATCCCGGACGAGGACGTGAGCGGTCGGATCATTCGCGGGCTCTACGGCGTGAGCGACGCGACGACGATCGCGACGAAGCTGCAGGAGATCATTGCAGACGGTCACACGGGGCTCGCGACGATCGCGCCATTGATCGCGGCGGATATCTCCCCTGACGACATCATCAGCCTGGGGCCGCTATGAGCCGCGCGTCGCGACCGCTGCTCGATCGCGACCTGGCGGTCTTCGCGGCGGTGCGGCTGCTCGGCCTGGGCGGCGCGGTCCCGACGCGTCGAGCGATCGCCGCGACGACGGGGATCCCGCTGGGCAGTGTGCAGCGTTCGCTGCTGCGGCTCGCGGACGTCGGGCTGCTGCGGCTCCGCTTCTCTCGCCGCGGAGGCGCGACGATCGCACGCGGGCTATAGCGGCGGGATTGCGCTTTGCGCGCTTGGCGCGCAGCCCGGGGGGGGTCGAGCGCTTGGCGCAAGCGGAACATCCGGGGCGAGCTATAGACGCGGGGCGGGCTTCGAGACGACGATCGGGGACGATGCCGCGCTCAGGGACGAGCTCACCACGGAAGCGACGCGTGAAGGGGAAGCCACGCCGGCCGATGGCGCATCGCGACGTCGACGCGCGGCTGATCTTCCTCGCGAGCTACCGGCGGACGGGAAACGTCCAGCTCTCCGCGAAGCAGGCTCGAGTGACGCGCCAGGCGTTCTATGACTGGCGCGACCATGAGCCCGACTTCAAGCGGGAGTTCGAGCTCGCGCATGAGGACTATTGCGACTCGATCGAGCGGGTCGTGCACACGATCGCGACGAAAGCCAAGACTCCGTCGCTGCAGGCGTGCGAACGGATTCTCCGTGCGAAGCGCCCGAGCGTGTGGGGCGACAAGGCGAGGATCGAGCACACGGGAGCCGGCGGCGGTCCGATTCGCACCGCGGCCCAGAAGTTGACGGCGGTCGAGGAGGCGGAGATCGCGACCATGCTCGGCGAGCTCGGCGAGCTGGGCGGCATGGTGTCGCGCAACGGACACGCCGAGGCGCGGCAGGGGGCCGCATCGTGCTGAGGGCGGATCTCGTCACTGCCGCGGTCCTCTCGAGCACGGCCGCGCCCGAGCTCGATCGCTGCCCGCGCACCGGCTGGCCGCTCCACCTCGACCATGCGGAGAACGCTCGCGTGCGGGCGGAGCTGCTCGAGCGGGGGCTGCGTTCGCCGCGGGAGCGAGCCCTGCAGGTCGAGGCGTGCCGACGCTCGCCGGCCTGGTTCGTGGCACACTTCGGATGGACCTTTCTCGTGCGCGAAGTCGACGCCGAGGGGCGCACCGTGCAGCCCCGCAAGGCGCATGTGCCGTTCATTCCGTGGGCGTGCCAGGTGCGCGCGATCAACGAGCTCATCGAGTCGATCGAGTCGGGCCGCGACGTGCTGGTCGACAAGAGCCGCGACATGGGCGCCTCGTGGATCTGCGGCGCGTTCCTGCCGTCCTGGTACTTCCTGTTCGTTCCCGATTCGCAGTCGCTCCTCACGTCGCGCGTCGAGCCGCTCGTCGATCGCCGCGGCGACCCCGACGCGATCATGTGGAAGCTCGACTACGTGCACGGGCGGCTGCCGGCGTGGCTGCTCCCCTGCGCGAAGGACGACATCGCGCCCGGCGGGGAGCATCGTCAGCACTTGATCCTGCGCAACCCGGCGAACGGCGCGACCGTGACCGGCCAGGCGACGACCGAGCACATCGGACGAGCCGGCCGGCGGACGTTCGTCCTGCTCGACGAGATGGCCGCGATGGACAACCAGGCGGCGCTCTGGCGGTCGGCGGCGGACACGACGAGCTGCCGCATCGCCAACTCGACGCCGATCGGCACGGGGAAGGAGTTCAGTCGGCTCCGCACGCAGGGCCTCGAGACTGGATCGCCTCGAGTCGTGCGGCTCACCTATGAGGAGCATCCCCAGAAGGGCGCGAACGGCGAGTACCGCACCGACACGGACGGCTCCGTGACCGGATTCGTCGGGCTGCGGTACTGGTGGAGCCCGTGGTTCGCGGAGGAGTGCAAGCGTCGCGACCGCGTCGACGTCGCCCAGAACATCCTCTGCATCCACGAGATCGCCGGCCTCTCGTTCTTCGATCCGGTCGCGGTCACGCGGGCGCTTCGCGACGACGTGCGCGAGCCCGTTCGCGGGGACATCGAGCTCGACCCCGAGCAGAAGGACAATCCCGACCTCCGCCGGCGTGTGCGGTTCGTCCAGCGCGATGATGGACCCTTCCGCGTCTACGAGATGCCGCTCCGCAACGCGGCCTACGGCATCGGCGCGGACCCGAGTTACGGCGTCGGGGCCGCGAACAGCGCAGCGTTCGGCTTCAACGCAGACAGCGGGGAGCAGGCGTTCGACCTCGAGGACCCCACGCTCGGCCCGTTCGAGCTCGCGCACAAGCTCACGCTCGCGTCGTGGTTCTGGGCAGGTCGCCAGCACAAGCTCGGCGCGTTGACCGCCTGGGAGACGAACGGACCGGGCGCAGGCTTCTGGAAGGACCTGCAGCATCACGGACACCGCAACCTGTACCGGCCGCGGCTGATCGGCCAAGTGGTCGAGACGACGACGCTCCGCTACGGCTGGGACTCGACGACGAAGTCGAAGGTGGTGCTTCTGGGCGACCTCAATCGCTCGATGAAGGCGGCGAAGGTGCGGCTCCGCTCGGCGACCCTGCTCCGGCAGATGCTCGCGTACCAGGTCACGGACTCCGGTCGCCTGGACACCCCGCAGCATGAGGATCTCACGACCGGCGCTCGAGCCGCGCACGGCGACCTCGTGATCGGCGCAGCGCTCGCCAGGCTCGCGATCGAGGAGGCGACGCCGGCCGAGGAGGAGCGGAAGGACTACGCGCCCGGCACCTATGGCGCAGTGCTCAAGCATCGCGAGCGTCGCGGCCTCATCAAGCGGCCACCCTCCGCGGAGTTCGGCGGAAGCGGAGGCGCTGACGCATGAAGCGCAAGGCGTGGAAATGGACGGCCGCGAAGCTCACCGAGGCGATCGCGGACGGGCTCAAGGAGCAGAAGATCCGGCTCGGGCGCTATCGCCACTATGTCGAGCGGATCGGCGGCGAGGCGTGGTCAACCGGCACGGTGAACCTCAGGACCCCGTGGGAATCCGAGAGCTTCGCCTACGAGTACGTCGACCTCACGCACCCGCGGCTCGCCTACGACAACCCCCGGATCTCCGTCAAGGCGTCGAAGGAGAGCGAGAAGAACCGCAAGCTGGCGAAGCAGCTCGGCTACGCGCTGACGACATGGTGCGAGTCGACCGAGTTCATCGACGTGCTCGACCTGATGGCCGTCGACTACCTGATCGCGTGGGGCGTCGCGTTCGTGACGCCGCGCGCGATGCCCTGGCAGATCGACAACGCGGACGAGGACCTGCCTCGCGTCGAGCGAGTGTCGCCTCTCGATTTTGTCGTCGACCCGAACGCGAGGACGGTCGCGAGCGCGGAATGGCTTGCGCATCGGTTCACGTGCGAACGCGAGGCGCTCGAGCAGTACGCGAAGGCGCACGCCGCCGATGGCTGGAACGCGGAGGCGGTCGATCGACTCACGAGCCCACGCACGACGCGGGGGGCCGGAGACGACCGCATCGTCGAGGCGTGGCACGTGTGGATCCGACCGCGTCGCGGCGAGAAGAGCGGCCGGCATTGCATCGTCGGCGAGCTGACGAGCTCCGCGGACGAGCACGCCGAGCGAAAGGCGTTTGTTCTGCCGCTCCGGGAGTTCCGCGGGCCGCGATCCGGACCGTACACCGTGCTCGGGCACCGCCGGCTCGACGGATGCCCGTACCCGGTCGGCCCCGTGATGGCGGTCGACCGTCAGACCTGCGAGCACGGCGCGAACATCGGCGCGCTGCACCGTGGCGCGCGCAGCTACCGCCGAAAGGTCCTGCACACCGCCGAGCTGGGCGACCTTGCCGCGAAGATGGGCGACCCCGACACATGGGCGGAAGTCGTCGACAAGATCGATCCGACCACCTTCGCGAACATCGAGACGGGCGGCATCGACCCGCACGCGTGGCCGCTGCACGCAGAGAGCCGCCAGCGCCTCGATCGAGCGAGCGGCATGCACGACGTCATGCGCGGCAACCTCTCGGGCAATCCGACCGCGACCGCGGTCGCCGTGGCCGAGAGCGCCGGCTCCGTGCGGATCTCTGGCGTCCGCTCGCGATGGGCGGCCGGCATCCGGAACGTGATGCAGTGCGTCGCCTGGTACGTGTGGCACGAGACGGGCCCGGAGATGCAGCTCGGCGGGGACGCGGTCGCCGGGCTCGGCACGACCAAGCCGACATTCTCGCGCGGTCGATCGGAGCCGTTCGACGTCTACACGCTCGAGATCGACGCGTACTCGATGGAGCGAGTCGACTCGGCCGTCCTGCAGCGTCGCGGCATGATGGCCGTCGACCTCGTGCTCAAGCTATCGCCGGCCATGCCGCAGCTCCCTCATGTGCGATGGAAGAAGCTCACCGAGTCGCTCGGCGACCTGATCGAGTTCCCACTGCACGACCTCTTCGACTGGGACGCGCTCGGCGGCGGCGACGGCACGGCCGAAGCCGTCCAGGGCGCACTGCGCGAGGCGCAGGCGGAACAGGAGCAGCAGGGACAACCGGATCGCGGCGACGCGCTCCGCTTCGCCCCGAGCCGAGAGGCGGTCGCGTGATGCCGTTCTATCCGTTCAGGAACGTGGCGACCGGCGAGCTCCGCGAGTTCGGGATGCCGATGCTGCAAGCCCCGCGCATCGGGTCGATCGTGACGATTGGCGGCAATCGCTACGAGCGACTCCCGTCGCTCGCGCAGATCGACGCCGGCACGGTGCGCGGCATGTTCCCGTTCGCGTCGCGCAGCCTGCCGAGGAAGCTCGCCGGCTGCAAGCACGACGCGAAGGGGCACCCGATCGTCCGCAGCGCCCGGCATCAGCGCGAAATCATGGCCCGACTGGATCTCGAAAAGGACTGACGCAATGGCACGACGCAACGCACCACCACCGACACCGCAGGCCCCGCCTCCATCACCCGCCCCAGCTCCGGCACCAACCGCAGCAGCAGCCCCCCCGCCGCCGGCGCGGCAATCATCGCCTCCGGTCACGGCCGCGCTCGACACGGCGCGGTCGACGAAGACCGTCGAGGCGATGTCGTCGCTCGGATCACCGCGCCCCGCCAGTCCCGCGAATGACCCGATCACGACGACCGCGCCGGCGGCACCCGTCAACGGCGATCCCGCCCCGCCGCAGCCGCCTCGAGCGGACCCGGACGCATGGATCGAGCAGCACATCGACAAGGCGGTCCGCGACTGGCAGGCGGAGAACGAGCAGGGCGGCAGCGCCAATCGAGCCGATGCGCCGACGACGCCGGCGACGCAGGCAACGGCCCCCGTCGCAGCGACGCAGCCGACGACGTCGGCCGCCACCGTCGCGACGCTCACGCCGGAGCTCGTCGACGCCATGCAGGCGGCGCGGGCGAAGGGGATCCCCGCCGCGGCGATCGCGGCGCTCGTGAAGCACGCGCCCGGCGAGCTGCTCGAGCTCGCTCGCGCGACGCCGGCGAGCCCAGCCCCAGGCAAACCCCCAGACCAGGCCACGCAACCAGCCACCCCGCCGACGCAGGCAGCCCAGGCACCTGCCAGCGACCCGGCGAATCAGATCGACGAGAGCGAGCTCCGCGCGACTCTCGATGACGTGCTCGGCCGCGAGGCGGCCGAGACGTATCTCTCCGGCGTCAGTGAGGCGCACCGCGCCAAGGACGCCAGGATCCTCTCGCTCAGTGCGGAGAACGCACGGCTGCGAGAGGAGGCGGAGTTCGGTCGGGTCGCTCCGGCGGTCATGCGAGAGTTCGCACGCCACGCCGGCGACCTCGACACCGTGGCCGCTCGAGCGGCCGAGATTCGGAAGGCGGACCCGTCGAGAACGATGGAGGCAGCGGTTCGCGCCGCGGCCGAGTCGTTGTTCGGACGGCCGCGTCGTCCAGGACCGCCGCCGGCGGTCGTCAGAACCAGCTCGGAGGCGCGAGATTCGCGCCCGAGCGGCAACTGGCAGGACGAGGCGATCGACCGACTGCTCGACAAGGTCCCGGTCCCCGCGTAACGCACACACCACCACCACCCAGGAGAGACAACCATGTCCCTCAGTCTGTTCAGCGACTTCATGCGCACCAAGCCACCGGAAACGGTGACGGGTCCGCAGCAGATCATCAACGAGATGCAGCTCCGCTCCTACCTGCTCAACGAGCTCATGCAGGGCGTCGACGTCGCGCAGGTCGTCCAGCACGGCCCGAAGGTGCAGGACTTCATCATCCTCAATCGAGAATCGAGCGCCGTCGAGTATTCGCCGGCCGTCGATGATTTCGAGTGGAAGAACCCGCAGAACGTCGTCGATCAAGAAGCGCACTGGCGCCACGTGATGGCGCACATGGCCTGGACGCGCCACGAGCTCGAGCGGCGCGTCGGTCGCCACCCCTCCCGCGAGGGCATGTCCGCCGCGTGGAAGGACCTCCGGCGGATCAAGGAGTCGGGCTTCGAGCACGATCACACCTTGAAGCTCGAGGGCCAGTGGTTCGAGAATCCATTCGACCACCAGGAGGCCATGACGAGCGAGGACGGGCGGAAGCCCGCGAGCCTCGGCGTCTTCGCGACCGAAGTCTCGACGGGCGTCCCGGCCGGCTGGTCCGCGACCGCGCGGATCCAGAACATCGCGCCGCTGACGAATCCGGCATGGAGGCCGAACGTCACGTTCTACGATGCGGAGAAGCCGTTCGCGGGCCACCTGTCGAACCCGTCGACGGCGCAGGACCGCGACGGCCCGACGATCGTCGCCGATACGGGCGCGACCGCGTTCGCCTCGGGCAACCCGTACAAGCCCGTGGACGGCGCCTCGAGCGTCGAAGTCTTCTCGCTGCTCAACGCGTTCGACGACATGGTCAGCAAGATGTCGTTTGAGGCTCCGGACGACCTCCGGCAGTATTCGGAAGTGACGCGCATCCGCAAGCAGAAGATCCTCTGCAGTCGCTCGGGCATGAACCTCTACAAGCGGGCGCTGCGCTCGAGCAACGACTCGTTCGTCGTCTCGAAGCAGGACCCCGCCTACGGCAGCCCGATGAACAGCGGCATTCCGCTCAAGTACCTGCAGATGCTCGACACCGCGGTCATGTACCCGGCGCTCGCTACGCCGACCGATCAACGGCTCACCGCCGGCAGCGCCGACGTGCTCGACGCGACCGCGCCGACCGCCAACGGCACCGAGAGCGGAGCGAACACGATCTGCCGCGGTCCGCGGTTCATCTTCTGGAACATGGCCTACGCGTTCCCGATCATCAACGGGACGAACTGGAAGCTCTACCTCGACCTGATCGTCCCGGACAACAACCCCAACAAGCGGATCCAGCCCGTTGATACGTGGTGGAGCCCGTGGTGTCGCTCGCGCCGTCACGCGTTCGGCGTGCTCGTTCCGTTCCCGTCCAAGTAACGAAGCCCCGCACGAACCCGGGAGCGCGGCCGCAAGGCCCGCTCCCGGGATTCTCGCCAACCAATCAAGGAATCAATGCAATGCCTCTGAATACCGTTATGACCAATCCGGCCGGCGTGAAGCCGACGCCGCAGGACATTCTCTGCCGTGGCTCGGGTAACTCGCAATCGATCGCCGCCGGCGACCTCGTCGTCTTCGATTTCGTCAACGCAACAAGCAACGACCCCGACAAGGTCGGGCGCGACGCGGACGGCCAGCTCCTCCGCAACGGCTGGTGCAGCGTGATGAAGGTCGTCGAAGCGACACATCGCGCCGGCCCGAACCTGTACGGCGTCGCGCTCGGCACGATCACGACCGACAGCTCCGGCAACCCGACGAGCGAGGCCCGCGTCCGAATCTATGGAATCGCGGAAGTGCTCTGCGACGTGACCGGCATCACGAAGGGGCTCGGCGTCATGCCGAGCGACGCCACCGCCGGCTCGGTCGAGCTGCTCCCCGTCGTGGATGCGACCTCGGCCGCGACGCTCGAACCGTCCTTCCGTGCGTGCCTCGGCGTCGCGATGGAGACGAAGGCGAGCGGACTCGGCAAGGTGTGGTTCGATGGGCAATGCCTGAACGGTCGCAAGATCGCGTAACCCAACAGCACCCGGAAACCCTCCGCCGGCGCCTGCGTCACGTTGACGTTGGGCGCCGGCGGAGCGGATTGGATTGGACAATGACCACCGCCACCGAGCAGCACGATCGCCCGCAACTGTGGAAGATCGTCGGCGCCATTGAGACGCTCTGGAAGGAGCGGATTCTCTGGGCGATCGTCGTCGGCGCGTTCCTCGCCGCGAATGCCTGGGCGGGTATCCGACAGACCAACAAGGCCATCCCCGAGCTGCTCGAGAGGATGGCCGTCGTCGAGTTCGTCGTCCTGCGCGACAAGAGCGCGACGGAGATCGCAGCGATTCGCCAGGCCGTCCGCCGCTCAATGGAGCAATGAGCACACCATGAAGAACACCACCAACGCAACAACGCGACTCCTCTCCGCGTTCCTCCTCCTCTCCATCCTCACCGGCTGCCAGGGGCTCGGCGACCTGTTCGCCTCCGCGGTCGGAGCGCCGACGTCGACCGACGTCAAGAACGTAGCGAAGCAGCTCGAGGACGCGGACAAGAGAATCGCCTCCCTCGAGGACGAGAAGGCCGCGGCCACGGCGGAGCTTGGGAAGGTTTCCGCGTCGCTCGATCGAGTCGCGCAGCGCCGCGACGTACTCGAGCGAATGCAGGCGGAGCTCGCGACGAAGCTCGCGACCGCTCCGCCGGAGGCCCGCACGATCCTGCTCGCGTCCATCCGGGAGATCGACGCGCAGATCGAGGGGCTCACGAACGAAGCGGCGCAGATCGGCCGCATGATGGCGGAGTACCAGGAGCAGCTCGTGCGCGTGGACGTCGCCACTGCTCGAGCACGCAGGGACCTCGCCGAGCACGAGGCGACGCTCGCGAGCTTCGACGAGCGGATCGCCTCGGCGATCAAGCGCGCAAGCGACGGGGTCGAGGGCGCGGGCCGGCTCGCCGGCAACCTCGGCGTTCCGGGCGCTGGCGCACTCGCGAGCACGATCGCGACGGCCGTCGAGGGCGGGCTCGGCCTGATCCTTGGCGGCAGCGTTGCCGCGGGCGTGACGACTCTCCGCGCTCGCCGGAAGGTGCGGGCGGTAGAGGCCGAACGAGACGAGATCGAGAAGGAACGCGACGGCGCCCGGAAGGTGATCGCGACAACCGAGCGATTCGGCATCGAAGCGATCGCGAACGATCCGAACACCCGCCGCGCCGCTCGAGCGGCGGTCATGGCCGACGACGTCGCACGTCGCGAGTTCGCGCTCGCGAAGGCGGACGCAATCACGTGACGCTGACCGTCCGACAGCTCCGCGGCCAGGTCATGCTCGCGCTCGGAGGCGCGCCGGCGGTCGCCGCGCACCTTGCGGGCGCGACCGAGACGGAGGCCGCAGCGGAGGCGGACACGCTCGTGGCGAACGCGATCAACGGAGCCGGCCGCTTCCTCTTCTCGAGGGGCTGGGGCTTTCGGCGACTGCCGACCGTGACCGTGACCGTGGCGGCGGAGGCGGACCACGTCGAGCTCCCCGACTCGATCGGCGAGATCCTTTCGATCCGCCGGGAAGGAATCTGCGACTCCGGCGTCCAGCTCATTGACGCCGATCGCCTCGAGGAGTACCGCAGCGACGGCAGTATCGCGTCGTGGGGCGAGCGGTACGCCACGCTGACGCGATCGAACGCGACCGATGGCGCGGGACTCGGGGCGAGGCGGCTCGACCTCTGGCCGGCGTTCAGCGTCGAGGAGGATCTCCGCATTCGATCGATGCGCTCGTGGCCGACGATCACCGCGGCCACGGACGGCGAGTACGTCCTTCCGGTCGCCGACTACGTCGAGACGCTGCTCACCGTGCTCTGCCGCGTGTTCGCGCAGGGGCTCGAGGAGGACCAGCTCTCGACGCGACTCGTCGAAGTGCAGGCGGGCCCGCTCTGGCGTACCGCGATCACGGTCGACGGCGCGACGCACCCGCACGGAAGCAACGACATCGCCGGCCTGGTCGGCGAGCATCCCGCCGGCAACCGCTTCGCCGGCTCGCGCCTCCCGAACCCGACACCATGAGGACCACCGAATGATCGTCCGCACATGCAGTCCGACATACAAGCCTGCCTCGGTGACGCAGGCGGCGCCACAATCCGCGCTCGCATCGCTCGCTCCGGTCGCGTCGCTTCCCGCGGACGCCGTGCTCGTGCGCGGGGACATTCTCGGCGTGACGGCATGGATCAAGGCCGACACGGTCGCGAGCAACGTCGGCACACTGAGTATCTACGGCTACCGCGGCAATCGACCGCGACCGCTCGCGCCGACGCTCTGGTATCCGACGCTGGTGAACACCTGCACGTTCACGTTCGCGACGACCGCGCCGGCGGCCGATCTCAGTTCCGGCGTCGCGACGAGCTACTACCCGCAGACCTGCGGGAAGGGATCGGCCGCGAACACCGGAGCGTACGGGCTCGGCGCGCGCAACCAACGCATCGGCTACACGACGCCACCGGGCAGCGGCGGCCTCGACTCGATCCGCTTCGGCTCCGATGGCGGCGCGAGCATGATCCACTTCGCCGGCATCGAGACGTGGGACTACCTCCTCTTCCGACAGACCGGACTCGCGACGAGCGTCGTCCCAACCGACTATTGGGGCA